GAACCATTCTTTGACGCCAAATTTATTATGCATCATATAAATGTCATTAGCCCAGTCACTCATTAGTATATTTTCCTTACTTGATAATCAAATTTTTCGGTAGTCTTAATATTAATCTTACGACCATCCATATCTCTACCGCGCAAAGATGTTTGGTCAATCTTATTGAGTTCAGATAATTCAAAGAAACTTTTTGTTTTCTTATCACCTTCTGTAAACCATATTGTTACTTCATACTTATCGTACAATAATCTTTTTAACCAACTTGTCATACGAAGAAATCCTCCAACGTGTTTGAGTTGTCATAATTTATAAACCAACCGGTCGGATCAAGAATTGGTTTTAACGGTTCGCTAAATGTTTTTTCAAACTGCAAATCGTAATCCACATATTTTTCTAGACCGAATTCTTTTGGCAAATAGTCAGGGAAAGCAATGACATTCTCTTGAATCGGGTTAGGAGTCTTGAGATAACAAAACTTTATCTTCTCGCCATTCTGAATCTTGGCATATTTCTTATGCAAATTATATTTATCGATAAGAGTATTATACAACAAACTGCCACGAATGTGAATAGGCGTTCCCTTTTTATATGCGATTTTTTCACCTTTTTTTGTGGCCCACTTGGTTACCTCACGGGCACCACGCGGAAAGGATATATTTTCAGGTGGCAATGAACGAAACTCATTATAGAAGTCCGTGATAAACTCTTGTGTTTTATTTTCAGATCCGCTGATAATAATTTTAAACGCTTGCTTGAATTTATCACGAACTACTTCTGGGGTCGATGACTTAATAGCTTCAATGCCCATAATCTTAAGTTTAGGCTCAGCATATTGTACGCCTTCAGAATTATGGACATTTAGGATATAACGTTTCTTTGCGGTCCAAATGCCACGATCGGCAATAACTTCTCGGCCCATCTCCATACGTGGTTTGTATGCATTCATTTTGTCAAATAGTGTGGCATATGCTTTGCTCAATACTTTTTCAAAATGATCGGAACAGATCTGGTCAAGAAACTTAACAGGATCTTTTGGTTTAAATTGATCTACGAGACTACCCATATTAATATAGAGAGAATCAGTGTCAATAGCGATGACGTAGTCAATATTATCAGTCTTGAGTACATTGTTCATTTCCTCGTTAACGGCTTTTTCAGCCCATAGTACAGAAAGCTGGCCAGACAAAGTAATACCTTCGGCCATACGCATATCAAAATAACGAAAGTATTTGTTACCTAATGCGCCATAAAGAGAGTTAAGCAAGATCTTAATAGCCATCTGACGATTATTATATCGATTGATTTCTCGTTCAAGCTCAACTGATTTATTCTTTTGATATTCTTGTTCGACCTTAAGCATTTCTTTTTTGATCTGAGTACGCTCAGCATAATACGCTTCAATAATCTTTGGCAAAATGCCTTGAAACTCTTTATGATAAGTCGAACCATTAGCAGCCACAGAATGTGGCGAAGTAACTTTATCTGGTGATTCTAGATAAAAATCCACACCAGACCGCTCTGTCTGAGCCACAAGAGTCTCTGGTGACATGTTGTATTGTACAATTAGATTTGGATACAGAGAATTAAGATCAAAAGATACGACCCAATCGTGTAGGCCAACTTGTGGTTCTTTTACATAACCGCCTGGATATGGATTCTTAATCTTTTCGTAGTTAGGCGGAATTGCAATCTTTTTCTTATTGAGCTCACGATAGATAATAGAATCCCATATGGCCGTAGTACCAAATGTATCTTGAAGATTAACGCCACCACGATAAGCCATAGTTTGTGCCAACTGAATGAGACCCATCTTTTCTTCGATGCGATTTACAAGTTGAACGTCTTTGATATTATAGTCTATAAACTTCTGATGATCTTCCTTATACAGGGTATATAGATTGCCATGTTCTTCGTAAGATAACTTCTTTTCACCGAGAACGACGTGAGCAATGTGATCAAGCTTATATGATTCTTGTGCGCCATATGAATATCCAAATTTCTTAAATAGTTCGAGATAGTCAGCTTGTTGTATGCCAACAATCTCATAGCCATATTGAGTACGGCCAGTAATTTCTGTATTACGCTCGTTTACCATATTCCATGGAGACAAACGTTTTACGGCTTCAATGCTTCCAATCCTAGAAAGGCGATTAATGAGATAAGGAATATCGAAAAAGCGACTGTTCCAACCGGTAATAATGTCTGGCCGGTTATCACACCAATACTTGTGGAAGCTAGCCAATAGACCTTCTTCTGTATCGAATTTGCGATATTGAATAAGATCACCATGCATTTCAATGTTACATTTTTCATAATCGTAATCTCCTAAGCCCCAGACTTGATAGACTGAGGATTGACTTGATTTTAGAGCAATAGAAATAATCGGTTGGATTGCTTCTTCTGGTTTTGGAAAGCCGTCGTCAGAAGCAACCTCAATATCAAAGTTAACCACATTTACTTGACTAGGACGAAACTTAATTTCATTTGGAAACATATCAGTAATACATTGCTGAATATAGTTTGTATTACCGTAAACTTTAAATTGATCAACGTCTTTATATTTTTCTATAAAGTTTTTTGCATCCCTCATTGAGGGAAAACCCATAGGTTCTACCGGCGTGCCATCAAGGGCAAGCCATTCGGTATTTTTATTTTTACTTGGGATAAAAAGAGTGGGCGCAAACTTTATTTTCTTTTCGACACGTACGCCATTGTCGTTATAGCCGCAATATAGGATTTGATTCCCATAGCGATTTACTGATGTATAGAATGACAAATAAAAACCTCCAACAATATAAGTATTCTATCACATTTTGAGGGGAATGTAAACAAAAAAGGCGCCGAAGCGCCATTTTTTTATAATGCCTCCAAAAGTTCTTCTAATTTCTTTTTGGATTTTCCTCGTACCTTGGCTCCAGATACGTCATTATCTCCGTCACCAACAACTACAAGAGCAATCATGCCCATAGTCTTATGTGGTGTGCATTGATATAAGTAAACGCCTGGTTGATCAAAGGTAATAGATACTTCTTTTCCATTCTTTGATTTCTTTGGCATATCCCATCCATCTGGACCTGCAATGAATTCTACATTGTGCCCTTTAGATGTTGGAATCCATGTGACTGTGGTACCTACTTCTACTCTTGCAATATCAGTACCATAAACCATCTTCTGTCCATCGTCACGTTTGTTTAACATTTCGATGTAAATATCTTCTGCCAGTGCCGGAGTGGCCAGTGCAAAGATAAGACCTAGTGTACTTAATAACTTCATTTCTTATCCTTTACATTTAAATTGCTGGGTGAATATTGCTCACCATTATATTGAGATCCGGTTTTACCCTTACCTGTTTCAACGCCGCTGTTACATCCAACGACAACTAATAACAAAAAGAAAGCAGACCAACCTACTACTCTTTTAGTCCAAAGCATGAACGCAGCATATGTGCGTTCAGCTTCTTCTTGTGCTAACACTTTAGGATCCATAACTTACTTTCACAGTTTTATAATCAAGTTTTGGATTAAGTGTTTTGTAGTCTAAAATAGGATTTAATTGCATTATTCTGCCTCCGTCCATGGGTAACATGGAACAAGGATAGACTGTTTACAATACCTTGCATTATCGACTAATAACAAAGGAACTCCAAAGATAAAGAAGGCGCATACTAAGAATGCCCATCCAAGCCCTTTAGTTGTACAATAATTTTCACTCATTCTTTTTTATCAGTCACAAATTCATAAAGTTTATCGGCCTGAGCCTTGATTTCTTCTGGTGTGATTGCTTTTGGAATATACTTTTGATAAGCTTCCATAGCTTGTTCGGCATTGTCTTTATACATTGCCATTGCTTTATATGCTAGTTCAGTTTGCATATCGTACTGTTTGTCTAGCATTTCTTTTGCCATGTTTAAAACATCATAGCGGATTTGATATGGATTTGCCACGTGTGTGTCTCCTGTGTGTTACATGCACAGATCTTCGTATTTGGTGGTATGAGCTCTGTGCTTACTCCTATCACCATTGACTTCTTTCAAAAATCGAAAGAACCACTTAATCATTGAAATACTTATCGAGCATTTCCAAACGTTCATGCGCGGCTCCCATAGTGCTAAGTTCTTTTTGAATTGCTTCAACGATATCACTATGTTCACCTATTCCAGTTGAATTAGTCATATAAACCATAATATTAGTTTTGGCTCTTTCTAATTCACCTTCAGCATGCATTCTAGCTGCCTTAATTAGTTGCTCTCTCATGTTCTGTTTCCTCTTAATGCAAAATATAATCCGCCAACCCAAAGTAATACATGAAGATTATCGTACAATAATACATCCGTAAAACTATCAGGTTGACCCACCCATATAACTCCTGTCATAATACTACAAATTGTAATTCCACTAAACCGAGTTATAATATCATTAATTTCTTTAAACTTTTGCCATATTACGGCACCGCCTACTAGAAGGCCTAAGCCTGCTCCTATCTCTCCATAGATCACAAACCACCAAACTAAAGCTGGTAATTCAAATGCTTCTGCATCTTCAATAGAGAAAGGTAGTTTACTTAGGCCTTGTTGTAGAAACACAATAGCCAGAGGAATACGAAAAAGCCAATGACTCATACAAAATTCTGGAATTTTATGAACTATCTTTTTTAACATATTACCTCTGTGTGTGTTACCATATTTATAACTTCTTAATTTCCATCATGCAACGTTTAGACTCCTCGTGATACCCAAGTCGCGTTAGTTCTGCCGCTACCCGTGTGTAACCTATCAGCATTGTAGTCCGCTCTAATGAAGACCACAATCCCGATAAGGGCGAGAAGATACAAGACATTACTGTTGTCATTAAACCCATCCTTTTAAGTTATGATTAACTTGATAGGATTTATCACCTTTTGCTACACGGTAAATATCACCTCGGCCAATGCCGATGTCATTTAGTTCACGATCGGTGAGTTTGCTTAATTCATTCAGCGATTGTCTGTATTGTCTAAAGTTACGTAGTTTCTGTAAGAAGTTCTTTAGTAGAGTTGTCATTGATTACCTCGTTAAATTTTCCAATTTCAATTTTACGAGGACGCTTCTCTTCAGGTAGGATGACTTCTAATCTGACTGTCAAAATCCCATCCGTCATTTCAGCTCCAGTGACTTCTGTGTATTCGCTTAGGCGATACGATTTCTTAAATCTACGTGCACTAATTCCTTTATGAACGTAACTATTTTGATCGCGCCTTTGAGGTCTATCACCTGTGATAGTAAGCACGTGATCTTTGATTTCAATATCAATATGTTCTTGTTTGAAACCTGCAACAGCAAGTTCAATATCATATTTCATATTGTCGTATTTAATTACGTTATGTGGGGGATAAGTGTCCTTCGCGTGGCTGTGAATAGACTCCAGCTGATCGAAGATGTGATCGAAACCTAAGAATGCGTTTCGCGGGTATACGAAATTACCTGTCATGTTTTCCTCCTATGACTAGCAAGGTTAAAGTGGGCCCGACCATTCGGCACCCATATTATTTATATAGTGTTTTTATTCTGAAAGTACATAGCTGCTATTCATTTTTTTAAAAAAAGTGTATTTTCTTAAATCACGATAGTCAGCACTACCTTTACTTTCTGGTTTTAAATCTTTTTTCTTTTTAAATATCTCAGAACCTATTGCAGCAGTTTCAGGTGTCATATAGTAATGGTAACCTATATCTGTAATATCTTCTTCATTATAAGTTTTATTCTCGTATATAGATCTACCGTCATGTCTCATACGTACTAATCTATCTCTTTCTTCTTTATTATCAAGAAGAATCATACCACCTCTGCCAATGTTGATATGTTTTTTAAAATGGAAAGATAAACACATTTTTGTTTTAGGAATATATCCATTCTTTTCCCAATACAAAGCAGCATCAATTATATCATCAGCCACATAATAATAGTCTCGCCAATTCTTATCTACAAGCCTATATGGCATTCTAATTTTTTCAAGCATAAAAGGAAGAGAGACATATGTTTTTGCCGGTATATCAAGATGTACATAAAATTTAAGTTGAAGGCATAACTCAATAGCATGAGTACAACAATCTGTTGCCACTGCATATGGAGCTCTAAAAAATTCAGCTACTTCGTTTTCAAAATCACTTAATGCTTGAAAAGACATCCATCAACCTTTTATCATAATCTGTATTATAAAATATTTTTTTGTTATGTTCCGTAATATGTTTTTCATTATCTACCATAGCTTTTAATTCGTCAAAAGAAAAAGCATTTAATCTTTCAAATTCTTTATAAACTGCTCTAAATCTTTTGTCATAGTTTTCAATTGAATCAAAACTATAATCTATAAAATCATGAAATTTATATCCCATATTTTCTAAGTAAGGTTTAGTATTTGCAAATGATACCCATATAAAAGGCATTTCAGCTATTATAGGTTTCCATATTTTTTCTGTAAGAGACCCACATGCCCAATCATATGGTCTAGTTTCAAATACAATATTAATTAACGTACTAGAGAATTCGTCTGGAATAGTCCATTCTATTCCGTCTCTATATAACTTATGTACATCTACATTTTTTTGTATAAAAGTATCTTGTTCTATATAATTTTTATTTGCGTGTAATGTATCTATAAGATATTTGTCATATTTAAAAACACTTTCAGGCTTATCATCAACAAAACCCAGTGTGTAACTATCTTCTCCTAATGGACTACTTATTTTACCAAAAAGTATATCTGGATGATTATGTAAATTATCATGAATAAGTTTTACGCACCACCATATTCTGCTAATTTTGTTCAGCGTTCCTAACACTATAGAAAACTTTTTAGTTTTTTCTACATTATTATTAATTATTGTACCGCATTCATTCCATCTACCTATTGCATATGCATGATCAAAAAAACTAAATCCAATGGCTTTTTCTGAAGACTTATCTACATTAAACATATAGTAATAATCTTTAGAATCAAATCTTCTTCCAATATAAATGTGTTCTCTGGAAAAACATATTATAATTTTTATATTATTTTTTTTACAAAAGCTTTTAATGTCTTTGTTTAAGGGTATGTCTTCTCCAAACTTAAACCCTTGTATATCCACATAATTACAAATTAAAAAATTATTACACTTAGTATCAATAACTGAATCTGGTTTTAATCTTTGTACTTTATCTTTTAAAATCCATTGTATGTCTCTACTAAAAATTCTACCTCTTTTTTTATCAAATGGATCTTTTAATGGAATATAAAATTTATTCTCTAACATCTACAGGTTTTCCATTATCTAGACCATAAAGACTTCTATGATAACCTTCTGGCGCAGTTAACTTTGAAGCATAATAAAAAAATCTAACGCTTCTACGTATTCCTGTTACAGGCATTACCATATGTCGAATGGTTTCACTGTGTTCAAATACAAGAGCCCTATTTCGTTTTGTCTCAATAGGATCTCTATCCTCAAACTTAAATTCGCCACCTTTATGATTATCAGTAAGATATATTATTAATGAAGCAACCCTATAAAGTTTTATAGAATCGTTCCAATTAAAATCTATATGTGGTTTGAGATCACCGCCGTTTCTTATTTCACTATAACCAGCTCCAATGAGATGAGGATCCGGTAATATTCCTTCTACACCTATCTCATGTTCCAGATAACTTAACCAATGTCTACTTGAAAATTGTAAGTATAATTGTCTAAGAACAGGCAAGGTTTCTAGCTCTGTGCTTTCATACATGTCAGAGCCGGCTCTAGTAAAATGTTTAGGCCATACTATATTTTTTAGTTCTCTATCTATTTTTAATATAGTATGTTCTGGTAAAAAGTTATCGATAACCTTTACATACACTACTTATTTCCGATATTATATTTAGGACAAAGTTCCCATTGGTCCTTTTCTTTAAACGGAATAATTTTTATTTGTCTCAATGGTGCTAATGGTTTAGCTTCTTCACTATTTTGAATTTCAACTAAACCCCAATCAGACATTAACGTTGTAATAGTATTTCTACGAGCTACATCGTTTTCTTCTAGATTAGCTTTTTTACCATCAAGTAAAAATAATTCTTTAAAATGTACAATAAAATATCTGCCTTGTTTATGTAATATATGACAAGACTGGAATAATTTTTTATCTTTTCGGGATGCGACACCTATTCGTGTCAATGTTTCACGAACCTTTAAAAAATCATCTGGTTCGTTTAGAGTTACTTCCAGCATTGTAGCTGGAGACCACTCAACTATTGTTTGTTCTTCCACCTTTATTCACCTTCTTCTTTAACCCATTTATTTGTTCGGGTGACAGAAGCGGTAATACTTGACGAGCTTTCTCATTGCTATAGCCATAATATTCTTTTACCACTTCGACGTCACTCTCAATCTGAGGCTTTATCCATTTAGAAAAGCGTTTACGCTTTCTAACCATATTTATAAGAAAGTCAAATTGTAGTTTATTATCGAGGTGGTGATAACGATTCATCTCGTTAGCTAGTACAACAGTGTCATTAAAGTAAGAAAGTGAACGATTAACCATAAAGCTATTATATGCTTTTTCGGTTATATCATCTGTTATAACATCTTTTTTAGTTGTATTAATAGCATTTAAAAATTCAAAGGGATTCATTAAATAGTTTCTCAATTGCTTCTAAAGTTTCAAATGTATCTTCTGGTCCAGTTACATGAAAGCATCGATGGGGGAACGATTGTATCTGAGATGCAAATGGATAATCATTTCCACCTTCTTGAGTATCATCACCAAAAAAGATAATACTATTATACATCTCTTCTAGCGGTTTGTACACCTGTCCTTTATCTTTTCCGTTTTCACATATGTCAATACCAGTTTCGCCAGCTATTTGAGCAGAATATGTATGAAACATATTATTAAACTCACTAGCTAGTTCTTCTCTTTCATCGTTTTTATTATCAAATTCAATATATTCTTGTCTTTGTTCGTCAGTACAACCTCTACCAATAATAGAGAAATTCATCATACCCGGACGAAGATCTATATGTTTAGAACCTGTTCTATGAGGAAACTTGCTTTCATCCATTTTTTGTTTACACCAAGCAAACATCATCTTCGGCATTTTAAATTCAGGAGAAGACTGTACTAGTTTATCATTTACCCATAATTCATTACCGGCGCATTGATAACATCCTTTGACTACCTTAGTAAGATCTCCAAGTTGTTCTTTTGTTTTTGGAAAGTCAGACCCTGTAACGATGTAAATGTCAACCTTCTCTGCTAATGCCATAAGTTTTTCTTTATGAGCAGGATCAATAGCCTGACGACTAGGTGTTATAGTTCCGTCAACATCAAAGACTAAACAATTATTCTTTTTAGTTGAAGCTATAGCATCTGTAATTCTTTTACCTAGATTCTCACCTGTTAGCTTTCTAGTATCAATATCTTTATTGATCCATACATCATGACCTGGTACTCTCCAATAAAGCATAGGAACAGTTCTATGACCTTTCTTTCTCATAAAGGTCTTAGCTTCTGCATCCTTAGTAATATCGACGGTCTGAAAGCCTTCGGCCTCATCCATCTTACTTAGCATCCTTTTCATGATTTCACAAAAGTGACATCTAGGTTGGGTATATAGTATTAGCATTAATTAAACTCTACGTTTGCCATAATCTCCG